CTGTTTTTTCAGGCGCGCCTGCCGGTAGCGGGAGGTACTGTATGAATCAGGTGCAATTAAACGAATTTGGACTGGCTGAATCACTGGAATCCGCGCTGGCGCAGATTAATGCGCTGGCCAGCGTGGCCCAGCACACTATTTCCAGTGCCGGCGGCTCCGCCTATCTCAATGAAGCGGCACAACTCCTGCTGACAATTAAAAATTTGTCCGCCGATGCGGAGCGGTATCGGGCTGAATGGGAAGACCTGATCCCCAGGATACGCCGCTGATGCTGTACGCTGTCCGGGTCCGCCTGTATCCGAACGCTGCGCAGCGCGAGTTTTTTGCGCGAACGTTTGGCTGCTGTCGCTGGGTGTACAACAATGCGCTGACGTACTGTCAGGCAATGTATGAGGCTGGTTCGCCACGCCCGTCTGCATACGACCTGATGAAACGTCTGCCTGCACTGAAAGCCGAACATCCCTGGCTGGGCGAGGCTGACAGCCAGGCGCTGAAACAGGCCTGCGCGGACCTGGACAGCGCCTACAAGAATTTTTTCCGCCGGATAAAAAACGGCGAAACGCCGGGCTTCCCCCGGTTCAAATCGAAACATCGTGGCGATGCCACCTATACTGCGACGGCTGCGGCCAGTATTGCGCTGGAGCCACGCCATATAAAGTTGCCGAAAGCGGGCTGGGTACGCTGCCGTGGTGTCCGTGAGTGGGAGGGACGCATCAAACGGGCCACTGTCCGACAGACGCCGACCGGGAAATATTACGCCACTGTGCTGATTGATAACGGTCGGGAACTGCCTGCGCAGCCAACGATAAACCTGAATCCACTGGGTATTGACGTCGGCTGCAAAACAGAGGGATTCACGCACCAGTTTGCCGCCCTGTCGACCGGAGAGATAGTTACCGCGCCAGCAGAATATAAACGCCAGATGAAGCGACTGCACCGGGCACAGCGTCGGCTGGCCAGAAAACAGAAGGGCAGCGCCAGCCGGATTAAGCAGAAGCGCTGTGTGGCGCAGTTGTATGAGCGTATCAGCGCTGTCCGCCGTGATTTCCTGCATAAACTGACCCATCGCCTGACCTGCGAAAACCAAGCGCTGGCGGTTGAGGAACTGAATGTGCGGGGAATGATGGCAGCGCCAAAACCGAAGCCAGACCCGGATAACCCCGGTGCGTTCCTGCCGAACGGCGCCAGCCGCAAGCGCGGGCTGAACCGTTCGCTGGCCAGCGCCAGCCTGGGTGAGTTTTTCCGGCAACTTGAGTACAAATGTGCATGGCGCGGCGTCGCGCTGCTGAAAGTTTGCCGCTGGGAGCCGTCCAGCAAGCGCTGCAGCAGCTGTGGCGAGATTAATGAACATTTGACACTGGCAGACCGCCGGTGGCAGTGCCCGGCGTGCGGCGCAGAACATCACCGTGACATTAATGCCGCAGTGAATATTGCTGCCAGGGCAGTGTAACGAATAAAAATAGGGCGCGGCCCGCCCGAATTAACGCCTCCGGACATGGCCAGTGTGCTGTGGTTGAAAGAGGAAATTTCCGCAAAAATCTGGTAGAAATTCAGGCGTTATTTTTCGCTATAGATTTCAGCCAGATGCCGCCTGAGGTTAACCCCTGCGGGCGGGGATAGGTCGATTTTTTCGGTGATGACCGCCGTGTATTTAAAGGTTAACCCCTGCGGACTGGTATGGGTCGCGAGGTCGATAACACCGGGACCACGGTCCCGGATGAAGATCTTAATTTTTAGGGAAATACGCATACCATGCTGATCGCATAGCATCCGCCAGGTTATCGGCAGCACCGTTCCATACATATTGCACTCCCTGGTATGCGAACCGCACTGACCAGCCGCCATCAGCGGTACGCACTGGAGCTGAAAATCGTGGACGCTCATCTGGGTCGGAAGTAGACTCTCTATCCGTGGTGTCATTACCTTCATCAGGAGATAGCTCGATCTCAGAATCGTCAGAATCCCCATCCTCAAAATCTTCCGGATGGTCGTCATTATTCAGTACGATAGGCGGCAGATCTTCGGTTGTTTCATACCACCCATTTTCCCCGACCGTTTGCCCCAGCGCGCCAGCTGCAAAATCCAAATATCGTTTTACTAGCAGTGGGTTAAAACCAGCCTTCCTCAATACATTGGTATTTATCACCGCGTTCGGTGTCTCCTCCACCAGCAGCTTCACTGCATTATGGAGGCGAACTCCAGCATCACCGCGCGCGAACCCCGGCATTTCTCCATCCAGTTGCTGTAGTGCAGCCAGGCGGCTATTTTCCTGGCCTTTTCCTGGACGCCAACTACGTGAAAAATTATGCAGTTTGAATTGCTTATAGTGTAGTTGGGTATTTTCGTCGTCATGCCCCAAAATTTCAGAGAAAAACACATCCTCATCGACGTTCTGCCAGCGGGCGTCGTATCGGAACCAGGCCTCATATGCGATACGGGCATAGATGGCGCGCGTATCTTTAAATACCCTGCGCTCGTCACCAAAAAAGTCTTTCGCAAATGCGTTAAATGGGGCGGCCAAAATGGTGTTAATTCTGGCGTTAGCAGAACGGTAGCTATCATCTCCTGGCCCCATGATATCGTCAAAATCTGCTGCAGCTGGCGCGTTACGCAATTGTTCTAAACGAGCTACGAACAATGCTGCATCGCAGAGGGTATAGATGGTTCGCCCGGTATCCTCGCCAGTCCGCTTCTTAGCCTGGCCGTAAAACTTGACCTGATAGCGGCCAACGGCTTCAAACTCGCCCTGAACCATAATCTCAATCATCCTGCGGCCTGACACAGCCGCTAGTGCAAATGCCATCGGTGCGAGGCTAGCCCTTGATGTTCCAGTAGGGATGAATTCTGGCGTGATGATATCGATAACACGTTGCATATATGACGGATAGTCAATCAGAACTGTCGATCGTTTTTTTTCACCCAAGACCTCATCCCAGCGTTTCTGTATCGATGCGCGCTCGGCAGAACTCAGCTGCAGATGATATAAAATTTCATGGTTTACCTTCAGGCTACCCAGATCATCAAGAAGGCGCTCACCTTGCTGAAATGCCTGATAAATCTCCTCTTGTGCTGATTTCCAGTCGTCTGTTCCGAGTGAGCCGATGTACAGGGCCCATTCAGGGTATTTTTGAACGAGGCGGCCATATTTTTTCACCGATAAAGGGCCTGCCTTTATCGAAGACAGTGCTTCAGCAAGCGGCATAATCTCCTTTAACCGGTTCTGCAGCGCTCCCAATTTTTGACGAATCTCCGCTGCCGGCGCATCTAACCAGCTGTTTAACTCATCGGCATAAACAGGATAGCGTTCAGCCAAGCGGCTAATTGTTTGCGCAAAATTATGGTGAAGCCTGTCATCGAATTGTTTTCTAATACGGGTCATGTAAGAGTTGTAAGTATTTGCTGTTATTCGGTTTTTTAATCCGTTCCCGCGATACTTACGCTTATCCATATACAGGGCATTTTTCACTTTTGATGCGAGTGATTTAAATTTTCTCGTTTTATCCCCTTGAGGAATATCTGACCTTTCAATCTCGTTCACTTTCGTAACAAGATTACTAATTATTTCACCTATCCCGCTTCCTTTAAGCTTAGTCATCACGCCACTCCGTAACAATTTATCTATAATCACTATATCATCAGAACAAAAAGTAGTCAAATAATATCGTAACAGTATTTAAGATAGTATTAATAACAATTATTAATATTTGTTACGAAGTCAAATGTATAAATTGTTACGATAATCAACACAACATATATAATTATACGCGCGTATAATTATACATGTTGTGTCGATAATATATAAAACTATGTTACGAAGATTTGGGCGCTAGATAATTAACGCATATTGTTACGTTATTTGCTATATTGAAATTGTTACGATGATGGGCTATTGCGATTTAATTAGCGGGAATAGTCATATGATTTTAACTCACTATATCATTATCGTATTTTGTTACGATATTTAACGAAGAGCAAGGAGTGATTCAAAAATTATAAAATGGCAGGAAAATTCTCTCGGTTACAAAAGCAGTAAATCGTTAATAGTCATTATCAATAATTATAATTAAACTTTTAAAATCAATAAATTAATCTAAATGGCAAAATTTAAGCCAATCATTTCTCTGCTTTTATAGTACCACGGCCCTCCGGGCCGCATGGTGACGCGTCCTATAGGCATAAACACGATGAAGTTATCCAGTCTAGGGTCTCAATGTACGTCCTCCTCTATTTTTTATCATTTATGTGTTGCTTTGCGTTTTTTATGATGATTTACTATTTTTACGCAAAACGACAGGAGACTAACGAATGAACCTAAAAGAACGACTAGACGAGCTGATCGCCCGTGGTCACACAATGACAAAGATGATCGCACAGGCGCAGTTTGGCGATGACAGTCCGGAAGCGCGTACCATCACTCGTCGCTGGGGGATTACCGAAGCTGCAGAACTCATCGGCGTGACACCACAGACCATCCGAAACGCGGAAGAGAGCGGAAAACTGCCTCCGGCAGATACCGTAGTTCGTGGCCGGGTTCCGCAGCGAGCTGGCTACACTATCGGGCAAATTAACGATATGCGAGACCATTTCGGTACTCGCCCGTCCCGTCCTGATGGCCAGTCTCCTGCCGTACTGGCTATCGCAGCACACAAAGGCGGCGCGTTTAAAACATCCACATCGGTGCATATGGCGCAGTGGGCAGCATTGCAGGGATTGCGCGTTCTGCTTATTGATGCGACCGATCCCCAGGCTACGGCCAGCCTGTATCACGGATATGTTCCTGACCTGCATATCCATGCTGAGGATACATTATTGCCGTATTACCTCGGTGAACGTGATAACGCCGAATATGCAATTAAACCAACCTGCTGGCCAAACCTTGACATTATCCCTTCATGCCTGGCCATTCACCGTATTGAATCAGAGATCGAAGTTCTGGAAGCCGCTGGCAAACTACCTGTGCCATCACATCTGCTGCTGCGCGCTGCTATCGAATCAGTCTGGGACAGCTACGACCTGATCGTGATTGACAGCGCACCGAACCTCGGCATCGGCACAATAAACGTGGTCTGCGCCGCTGATGTTATCGTCGTTCCTACGCCTGCAGAATTGTATGACTACGTATCGTCCCTGCAATTTTTCACCATGTTGCGCGACCTGATTGCAAACGTGGATCTTGGTGGTTTCGAACCCGACGTCCGCGTTCTGGTAACAAAATACAGCAGCGCCGTGGGCAATCAGTCTGCCTGGATGGACGAGCAGATCCGTAACGCCTGGGGTGGCATGGTCTTGAAAGAGGTCGTTCGCCTGACTGATGAAGTCGGGAAAGGGCAAGTGCGTATGAGAACTGTATTTGAGCAGGCAGCTAACCAGCGCAGTACTCCAACAGCATGGCGTAATGCGGTAGCAATCTGGGAGCCAGTTTGCCGAGAAATTTATGAACGACTGATTAAAACTCGCTGGGAGAATAATAAATGAAACGCGCGCCGGTGATGAAAAACGCCCCTAAAATTAATTTTGATTCAGCGCCAAAGGCAACGATCACAGCAGCCGATAACAAGCCCACTGCCCCGGCTGTTGCCAATTTGAGCGAGCGTGTGAGAAACATGGTCGGGAACCATGTCACCCTGCCAGTCTGTGGCCGTGACGTCACATTCACTCTGGAAACCGTAGCTGCGGAAATGGTTGAACGGGCCACTATGGTCTGGTCTGGCAACGAACGTGACCAGGCGCTGCTGACGCAGGCAGCTCTTGATGACCTCATTCCTTCATTTCTGACGTCCGGACAACAAAATCCGGCATTTGGCCGCAAAATTTCCGGCATTATCGAGGTAGCGGACGGTAGTCGCCGCCGCCAGACTGCGATTTATACGCACAGCGAATACCGCGTTCTGGTCGGGGATCTGGACGACGAGCAGATGGCCTGGTTATCCACGATCGGCAACAGCTATCGACAGACCAGCGCCTATGAGCGCGGAAAACGCTATGCCCGCCGCCTGAAAAATGAGTTTGGTGACAACGTCAGTAAGCTGGCCGAGGCGGAAAATATCTCACGGAAAATCATCATGCGCTGCATCAAAACAGCCGAACTTCCGCGTGAAATCATCGCATTATTCAGCAATCCCAATGAACTGAGTGCTCGTTCCGGTGAATCCCTGGCGAAGGTGTACGCGGGCAATGAGGATGCTGTACTGGCGTTTGCCCAGCACCTTGCTAAACGTCAGAAAGGCGGTGAGTCATTCGAAACTGATGAGATCCTGAAACAGTTACATGACGTAGCCGAAAAACCAACAAAGCCTGCAACGCGTGAGCGCCTGTTTGGTAAGGGGATCAAGGCGAAGTACAAAGGGGATTCCGTATCATTCCAGCTGAACAACGTTTCTCCGGTAGTGATTCAGAAAATTGAAACATTACTGAAAGAGTACCAGGAAGAGCAGCAAAAGCTGGTCAGCGAAGCGGTCGATGACGCGTTCGTCGAAATAGATACAGTGACAAATTTTATCCGGGCTGCAGCTACTGGTATTGATTACGATATTCCTGCAAACGAGCTGCAGACTATGATTCCCTTCTCGCGAACTGTACTAAAGGAACACACAAACGAGGCTGATCGGATTAAACGAATCGCTGATGAAATAACCAGGCGTTATATTATATAAGCCGTCAGGGTGCCCTGCCGGACGCCACCGGCAGGGCTGCGTCTGACCTACGACAGGAGACGACGCTTGGCGATATTACCATATACAGTCAGGTAAAAAAATTGGGACCGTGGTCTCAACGTTACATCAATCAGCCCCAAAAATTTATCCGGTTAATAAAATACGTAACTTTTCCTATAACAACTACACCATCCAGCGCCTCGCCTTCAATCGCTTCACCATCATCAATAATTAACGCCTGCCCCATTATTTTTGCAAAACGTAATGCCCCGTCAGAACGTATCAATACTGTATCTCCCTGCCGCTGAATCAGTGAAACGTCAACGACGGCATAACCATCTGATGTATTGACAATCCGGCTATTAGCGTTGATACCACATAAAATATCTACAGTCAGGCGGGGCTCGACGTAGTCACTTGCTGGAGACGGAAAGCCCATGCTTAAAGCCCTCCGTTAGGGTTAAATAACTGGAATGTGCGGTTTTCTCCTTCCTGCGTCGATATATCTCTGAACGTAGTCACATGCCATTCGATCCACCTGTTTGCCTCGCGCAGGCTCCAGTAATGGTTTACCTTCTCCAGTTCCTGAACAAATCTCCCTGTTGTAACTGTTTTTCTGCCACTCGGTTCAAACATTATGGCGTTACGCCAAGCCATTTCTATCTCATAGTGACGGGGCATAATATCCGCTCCTGATAATACTGTTTATACAAACAGTATTATCAGATGATGAGGAGATCAAGACGGTCGATAACTTTCAATTTCCACGCCTGTATAACTAACTGATTTACCAACAGGGAATTTTTTGTACAGTGTCGACAGTCCCACGTCATAAATAATCGCTATCTGCTGTCGCGGTAATCCTGCCCTAATCAGGCGCCCGGCCTGCGCCCATTGCTCTGGGGTGAGCTTTGGACGCCTGCCACCAATTCGCCCCTGCGCTCTTGCCGCTTCCAGCCCGGCGCGGGTTCTTTCCACAATTAATTCACGTTCCATTTCAGCGAGTGCGCCCATGACATGAAAGAAGAAACGCCCCATTGGTGTACTGGTATCGATGGAATCGGTCAGGCTGCGGAAATTAACGCCACGCTCCCGCAGCTCCTCTATCAGAACGACCAGATGACGCATACTGCGACCCAGGCGATCTAACTTCCATACAACCAGCGTGTCCCCTTCTGATAACGTCCTGAGCAACTTTTTCAGTCCGGGCCTTTCGGATTTCGTTCCGCTTATTTTGTCTTCAAAAATCAGTTCACATCCTGCGCAATTTAGCGCGTTTCGCTGTAAATCGGTGTTCTGGTCATTTGTTGACACCCGCACATAGCCAATTTGCACAATAGGCACCCTCGCAAAAGGCGGGATCATGCCATTTACGACCGTTTTCTGCATTTTCAGAAACGTTGGTTT